CGTAACTGCTTGGGCGAGGTATGTAATGGTCAGGGCCGCGCAGGCCAACTATGACACATTCGCCTACTGCGACACCGACTCGATGCACCTCCTGGGCACTGAGATTCACGGCGTCAAGGTCGATTCCTCTGAACTCGGTGCCTGGAAGATTGAGGGACACTTCACCAAGGCCGTGTATCGCAGAGCCAAGTGTTACATGGAGACCTTGGAGGGCGGCGATAGTGTCCACATCGCCGGCCTCCCGGCGCGTCTCGCCGACAAGGTAACTTATGAGAACATGTTGACAGGTGTTGAGATTCCGGGTAAGCTGGTACCAAAGACAGTACGGGGCGGTGTCAGACTTGTTGAGACCACCTTCACCATCAAGTAAGGAGCACGCACATGGCATCGTTGACAGTAAAGCTTCCAGATGATTACGTCGAATGGCTGACAGATCATCACTGGGAGGCGAAACAGAGCCGTGCCGCCTACGCGGCGTCGCTACTAATGACCGCGATCGATGCGGCTCGCACAGATACGTCCGCAGAATGAGGTTAATTGCGTCCCAGTAGGAGCCACATATTGAGTTATGCCTGCCGGGGTTCGCGTCTTGGCCAGATGTACGCAACGACATTGATCTGCTTGACGATAAGTATGCCATCGGTTCAGGCCGGTGGTATACTTGTGTCAAGCGCTATTCCAGAAAGGGGTTCACGTGAACTTTGATGAACTGATGGAGGCCCTTCGCGGGGATGAGCCTCCGGAGACGATTTATGATGATCTTTCGGCGTCCTACCACAACGCCATGGAGGGTGCCGAGAGCAAGATCGCAGAGTCCGCCGCGGTCATCGAGGCGCTCAACTCTGAGATTGAGAAACTGAAGGCTCAGAACTTCGATCTTCTCATGGCCGCACCCAAGCCCGAGCCCGAGTCCGACGATGACGGCGAGGACGGCGGCGAAGAGACGCAGGAGGACAGGCCTCAGAACGACGATGACCTATTCGACTACGAGCGAGAGGACTGAAATGGCAAAGTATAAGGGGATCCTCAAGGACCCGTCCAACGTGGCCGTTCTCAACGGGATTCGATCCAATGCGTCCAGTGAGTACGTGAATCGAATTCCCCAGGCGACTACGGCCAACATCCGCGAAGTGCTCAGTGCCCTGACCAACAATCCTCCGATGTGGAACGAATTCGAGGGCGCACTTATCAACCGGATCGGCTCCGTCATTGCCCGCAACTACAGCTGGGACAACCCGCTGAAGGAGTTCAAGCGCGGAATGTTGGAGTACGGTGACACGATTGAGGAGTACTCGATCGGCCTTCTGAAGGCGCACACGTACGACCCGGACTACGAATTCACCGGCCGCGACATTTGGAAGCAGGAGAAGCCCGAGGCGAAGTCTCTCTTCCACAAGATCGACCGGCAGGAGTACTACAAAGTCTCCGTGAATCAGGATCTGCTGCGTCGCGCATTCCTCTCCGCCAACGGACTGTCCGACTACGTGTCCGACCTGATGCGCGCCCCGGTGGAGTCCGACAACTGGGATGAGTTCCTCCTCATGTGCTCCCTCTTCTCCGAGTACGAGCGCAACGGCGGGTACTGGCATCAGAACGTTCCCGATCTCACCAGCATGAGCGCCTCCGAGGCGGACGCGAAGGTTCTCCTGAAACTCATCCGCAAGTACACCGGTGAGCTGTATTTCCGTCGCCCCGCCTACAATGCGGCCGGCATGCCCGTGGGCGCCCGCCCTGAGGAGCTTGTCCTTTTCGCCTCGCCGTCCGTGGTGGCCAACATCAGCGTTGAGGCCCTTGCGTCGGCATTCAACCTGCCCCAGCTGGAGGTCCAATCGCGGATCGTTCAGATCCCGGAGGGCGAGTTCGGCGTCAATGGTGTTCAGGCGATTCTGACCACGAAGGACTTCTTCGTGGTGGCGGACACCCTGCTGACCAACACATCGATCTACAACCCAGCGGGTCTCTACAACAATTATTTCATGCACCATCATGAAATCATTTCGTGCTCGCTGTTTGCGCCGGCAATCATGTTCTGGACCGGACAGTCCGACACTCTCCAGCCGTCCCAGCAGCGGTCCTGGACCGCCGGGGACATCACCAAGAAGGAGGATGATGCCGAATGAGCATCAGCGTTACACCCAACTCCGTCGTTCAGCTACTGTGCGAGTTCACGTCAACCCCTGAGGGACAGCCCGATCCCGCCGTGGACTGGGACGTCACCGGGGCCACCGACAACCGCACCTCCATCTCCAATGAGGGCGTACTCAAGGTCGGCCCCGGAGAGGCGGGCCCACTGACCGTAGTGGCCGGCTGGGTGAACGACGACTGGACGGTTGGCACTCAGACGGTGGCGATCGAGGTCGATCCGGCCGGTGCGCCCTACTGGCCTCAGGAGCCCGGCACAGGCCCAACGCCGTCGCCGGCGACCGTAGAGTTCACGGTGAAGTCGGATGGCGACACGGACGCCGTGAGCCCGTTGGCCAAGGCCTCGCGCTGGACGGTCCTGCTGGAGTCCGATCAGGCGCTGCCGGCGGACGCCCAGGTGGCCCTGACCACCAGCAACCCCGCCGGCGTTCAAATGACGCGCGTGGCCCATTCGACCAACTTCGTGGCATACATGCTCTCCATCGCCCCGACCGCGGAGGACGCCGCCACCGTTTCGCTGACCGCCAGCGGGACCGGCATCACCTCCCAGACGAAGGAGTACACCGTAGCAACGGCTGCGTGATACAATAACCGCATAGCCCGGTGCCCGGCGCGGATTACCGTGCCGGGCACCGTTCATGTTTGGAGGTTCAATGTTCGATTACGGCGAGTGGGCACCCGGTAGCCGCGTACAGTTGTGCAACGTGACTTGGGACGCGCAATACGCCAACCTTGTGGATTGGTCGCAGCTGGACCGCGCGACCTACTTCTCCAGTCTTGAGTCGTCCTCGGTGACCATCACCAAGATGACCTACTGCGCGGCCAACCGCCCCGTACGCATACCCACGCCGTACAGCAGGGTCTTCAACCACAACTACGTGGTGGTGCACAACTCCACGCCCGTGGACGGCGAGAGCACCTACTACTACTTCATCACCGACATGCGCTACGTGGCGCCCAACACGACGGAGATCCTGCTGCAGCTGGACGTGTGGACCACGTACTATAACCGCTTCCGGTTCGGCCGGATGTTCCTGAACCGCGGGCACATGACCAATTACTTGCACCACAAGTACGGCACCGTCGACGGGCGCGAGTACCTGACCCGCCCCGAGGGCCTGGACACGGGCCCCGCATACCTAATCGGGGACTGCAACTCCACGGAGTTCGCGAACTCGGACTCCGTGTCCGTGGTGATCATGTCCACCGTTAACCTGCTTGCGGCGTGGGGCACGGAGTCGGACCCCAAGATGAAGTCCGCCGTCGGGCACATATACTCCAGTGTGCCGTATGCGACAGATGGCTTCGTGTGCGACAAGGCCACCTTCAAGAGTCTCATGGCCTACATGTCCGACTACCCGTGGATATCGCAGGGCATCATGGCCTGCTACATGGTGCCGAACAACGGCATCGCCAAGGGGAACAGCGCACACGGGGTGAACAACGGCGCCGGGCCGGCCGTCTTCGAACTGATGGGCGGCCTGGGAGACGTGCGCCATGTCGTCTACAACGACTTCCGGTCCGATATCAAGCGCTGTCTGCCGGAGAGATACCGTCCCCTGGACAAATTCTGCACCTCCCCATACTCCTACCTGGAGGTCACCACGTATTCGGGTACACCGATGATGGTCGCCCCGGAGATGGTCACATCGTCCCGATTCATTCTGCGCCAGTGGAATCACGTGGAGGCGCCGTCGCCCCGCATCATGTTCACCGTGGCCGATCATGATCAGCACGGCAGCAAGCCCAACGAATATTTGGGCTATGAGGAGCACTTCGATGCGATGACCGGCATCACGGCCCTGCCGTCCCTGCCGGTGCTCAACAACAACGCCACCGCGTACGCGGCGGCGAACGCGCACTCCATCCAGTACGCGCGCGAGAGCGCCAAGTGGCAGCAGACGAAGGCGCTGGCGGGAGCCAACTTGTCCGCGGCACAAACGTCGGCCGGCATCAACGCCTCCTACGCTCAGACCGCGAACTCGAACGCCCTCGGCGCCGCCAATCTGGCCATCTCCACGAACGCCCGCAATCAACAGTGGGGCGTCAACACGGCGTTCGGCGTGGGTACTGGCGTCGTGAAGGGCGCCATCGGTGGTGCCGCCGGTGGGCCGGCGGGTGTTGCCGGCGGGGCCGTCGCCGGCGGCCTGTCCGCTGGCGTGGGTGCGGCCCAGGCGTACATGTCCAACGCGATCACGAATGAGGCGGCCGCAGCCTCCTACAACGCTGGAGCCGACGCCGCCAACCGCTCCACGGCGATCTCCGCGGGGCTCGCCGGCTACGTGCGCGACGGCAATCTGGAGCTGGCCACGACCAACGCCCGGGGCGACTACGCCAACGCCATCGCCGGAATCAACGCGAAGCTCCAGGACGCGGAACTCACGCCCGCCTCCATCTCCGGTCAGCTCGGCGGGGACCTGTTCAACTACATTCACAACAAGTGGCGAGTCGACACGAGGATCAAGATTCCCACGATGGGCGTCATTCGAGCCATTGGGGAATTCTGGTTCAGGTACGGGTACGCGTTCGCCGGGTTCGTGAACCCGCCCAGGCATTTGATGTGCATGACGCGCATGACCTACTGGCAGTGCACTGAGGCGAACGTATTCGGAAACGTGCCTCAGGCCATGCTTGACATCGTACGCGGAGCCCTTCAGCGGGGTACTACGATCTGGCACAGCCCGGCCGACATTGGTATAATGGACCCGGCGAACAATACATTTGTTGACTGAGGAGCGTTATGGCTAACGGACGCAATCCGGACGGCAGGCTGGCCATCGCCGCCGATTTCATGAATGGGCCCAACATGTACACGGACTCCGTGTACTTCAAGCAGTTGGTCGATATCGCACTGGGGCGCTTCACCTGGCACGGCATGCCCGATAGTGTCGACACCCGATACCTGGAGTGCTGTCTGCTGTTCAGGGGGACCGCGGCACTGTTCTGGCATGATGATCTGGGGCGCCTGTTGGTGGCTCAATGGGCCGACGACGGCGTGCGGAACATCTACAACAACCCCACGCACTTCGTCATTAACGCCATCAACCTGCCGGCGATCTCGCTCGGACCGAACGAGTGCGTGCCCATCTGGGCCAATAAGACGCGCACCCCGGAAGTGGACTTCCTGGTGCGCATGTCCGACCGGCTGACCGCGATCGACAACGCCATCGATTGCGGCATCACCCTACAGAAACACCCAGTGCTGATTGCATCCCGCGAGTCCGAGCGCCTCTCCATGGTGAATGCGTTCCGGCAAGTCAATGAAGGAATGCCCGTCATCTTTGGTACCGAGGATCTGTCCGGCATTACCGACACCATTCAGGCCGTGGACCTCGGCGCCGACAAGGTGGACATGATCGAGCTGATGGACCTGAAGTCCCGCGTCTGGCAGGACGCCCTAATGAGTCTGGGTATTGACACCGTGGACCAGTCCAAGCGGGAACGGATGATTGTCGCAGAGGCCGAAGGCGCCACCGGGCAGTCTACCGCCAACCGTCGGACGGCGCTTCAGGAGCGTGCAGAGGCGTGCCGGCTGATAAACAAGATGTTCAACTTATCCGTTAGTGTGGAGTACAACTATGGCTGATTTCACCATGGAAGTGCGTGACTTGAAGGACGCCTTCTACGACGCACTGACCGACTACCCCATCTTCGATGAGGCCCACCGCTCGGAACTGAACGACAAGCTGTACCGTCACTACAAGTATCGCGAAATTGGGTTCGAGACCATCGACATGTTCGTAGACCGCCTACGAACACGCATGTGGGAGATCATGCCTCCGATCAACGAGATCTGGAAGACGACCGGGTACGAGTACAACCCGCTGGATGCAGTGGACATGTATTCGGAGTCTGAGAGTTCTTCCCGCTCTCAGGGCACTGCCGAATCCGAATCGGCCGCCACAGACAAGTCCACTGGTGACTCCAAGTCCGACTCCACGGGGCGCACCCAGACGTACGAGATGCCGCAGACGGCGAACGTGGCCGGCGAGAACTATGCGACGTCGGCCGGAGACTCCGCCTCCACCGGGCTGACGGAGACGTCCAGCCGATCGGACAGCAGCTCCACCAGCAGGAGTGACACGGACAATCGGGGAACCTCTGCAACCACGTCTCATCAGCACGGCCGCACGATGCCGGCGCAGGAGTTGATCCGGGCTCAGAGGGATTTGATCGTGAACCTCGATATGCTGGTCGTGGAGGGCGTCTCCGACCTGTTCATGAGCCTATGGTCCGCAAACTACCCCTACTCGCACGGAAGGAGTCTCTATGGCTACGCGTGGTAGATTCATAGACGGCAGGAATTTCAGGGTGTCTCCGGTCACCCCGTTCACGTATCGCGACGGCCTGACCTATTTGGAGGTGCTGGAACGCCTGCGTAAGCGCGACGTAGAGCTTGTTGAGTTGATCAACGCCGGCCTGGCCCGGGCCAGTGAGGAGCTGGACGCCGCAATCGCGAAACTCTGGGATGACATTGAGGGGCCACTGGCGCGCCTTGATGAGTACGACGCCAAGATCAACGCGGAATTCGCGGCCACTCGCGAGGCACTGCGGAAGGCGTTCGAGACATGGCAGAGGCAGTGCGACCAGACCATTGCCGAGGCCATCGAGCGGGCCAGTGACCCGGACGTGATGAACTGGCATCGCGGTCTGCGCACCCCGCTCTCCGTGGAGTTGAAGGACAGCGACAACCATTACGCCGACCACGGGCTCACGGCCGGCGACTACACGCGCAAGGGTTTCACGGCCCAGGAGATCGAGGATTGCATCTGGGACGTCGAACACATGGCGTACCGGGGTATTTTCGTCGGGCCCCGCGCCAACCCGCGCACGATGTATAATGATAAGGACGGCACAC